CCCCGCGGGGCCACGCGCGGGGGGGGGGGCCGGGGGGACTCAGCCCTAAGAATTCCCCCTAGAGACCATCCCCCCCCCTCTTCAAAAATCCCGGTAAAGCCTCGACCGCGTTGTTCGTCTTTGCCGTGCAGTGAAGACGAAAGTGGCCCAGGGGGCCGGGGGTCCACATAGCCTTGCCTCATTGTCGCCACAAAGTACCCACCCAGGGGAGCCGGGGGAGACCCAAAATCACCCCTCGCTGCAAAAGGGGACTTGGGGCCGATTAACGCTGCTATATCAATGGGTTACGCGAAAAAACACCCAAAAGTGCCCCCTTATGAGGGAACGTCCGTTTTGATGACCCATTTTCACCCTCTGTGGCTCTCTTGGAACCTCGATGTTCAACACACATTACCGCCACAATTCATTCACCTAACCCTTTCCCATTTCAGGAACCTTATGTCCCTCGAATCCGCTTCGTATATCAGCCAGCTCAACTCGGCTAACCCGCCTGCCGGTGACCCTGTGGCTAACGCTGCGGATCACCTGAGGCTCATCAAGGCTGTCCTTCAGACCACCTTCCCCTCGCTCGGCACCACGCCCCTCACGGCCACCCCTCAGAGGCTCAACAACAGCCTTGTGCCTACGGGTGCCATCATTATGTGGTCCCAGAACGCATCCGGGGCTATTCCGACCGGATGGGGCCTCTGTGATGGCACGGTCTACTCCAAGCAGGACGGCTCTGGTCCCATTGGTTCCCCTGACCTCCGCGATAGGTTCATCGTAGGGGCGGGCCTCTCGTACACCCATGACACTGGGGGTGGATCACCCACCCACATCCACAATGTGTGGACCGGGGGCACAGGCCTCACCCAGGCCCAGATTCCGAACCTCGCCATTGTGGTCAGCGACCCAGGGCATAGCCACGCCGTCAATGACCCAGGACATAACCACGTCACCAACTCAGCAGGCACCTATGGGGCTGCGGGCGGTGGCGGCTCGGTCAACCTAGCGTCAGCAGGCGGGCGGGACGCAGCGTCTCTCACGGGCGTCTACTTGAGTGCGTCAGCCACTGGCATCACGGCCTACACCTCGGCAACCGGTGGCGGCACGGGGCAAGTCCATACCCATGCGGCGGCGATGGATGTCCAGTCAAACATCCCTCCCTATATCGCCCTGGCCTTCATCATGAAGCTCTAAAGGTTTCCCTTGGCTCCCAACAGGCACATTAAGCCTGCTCTGGGGGGTAAGGGGGGACTCTAAGTATACTTAGGGTAAGACCTAAAGTAAGATTATATGGTAATTATAACATTGTAATATAATACCTTAAGTCTCACTTTAAGTCTTACCCTACGTATACGTAAGACCCTTCCTCATTTGTATGTGTATTCTTTCTCTTTCCCCAGGACTCTTTGATGACCATAGCTTCCCTCAGGAAACTAGGGCAGTTTGGTGTAATCACCGATGTCGACCCTTTTGATCTTCCCCTTGGCACCTTTACCATGTCCCTCAACGCCCGCTTTGAGGACAGCCGCATCTCCCGTGGCCCTGTGTTCAACTCAGGGGGCGCGCTGAGCAACACCAGCCCGCAGTACGCCGTGAGCTACAAGGTTCTCGGCGGAACCAATTCCTTCATCATTTGCAATCTCGACGGGACCATTCAGTCCTGGACCCCAGGCAGCGCCCAGACCACTCTGACGGCCCCTGGGTGGACCCCTGCGACCTACAATCAGCCTGTGACCGGCTGTGTGGTCAACAATCTCGTCTACCTTAATCGTCCTGACAGGCAACCCTGGTTCATGCAGAAGGGCGGCGCAGCGTTCGCTGTGCTTCCTGTGTGGACCTCCTCCTGGCGCTGTCAGGCCATGCGGTCCTTCAATGGTCAGATCGTGGCCCTGAACGTCACCCAGGCAGGCATCCAGTACCCGACGATGGTGGCATGGTCCGACTTCACGGTCTGGAACGCCACCCCTGGCTATTGGACGGCGGCTCCCACCAATTCAGCAGGCTCCAACGTCCTCTCGGATATGGCTGACCCTCTGATCGATGGGATGGCCCTGCGTAACAACTTCATGCTGTACAGCCAGATGGAGACCTGGGGCATGACCCCCACGGGCGACAACTCGGTGTTCTCCTTCCAGCGGCTCTTCGACAACGGCTGGGGCATGATCTCCCAGAACTGTGGCGCTGAGGTCAACAACCAGCACTATGTGTTGGGCCTTGACAAGGTGTGGAAGCATGATGGCTTCACCCCGCAGGATATCTGCTCAGGCCGCGTGAAGTCATTCATCTACAACAACATGGTCAAGGCAGACGCCTCGCAGTTCTTTACGGTTCACCAGCCGCGAAACAATGAGGTGATGTTCTGCTACCGCTCGACCGATCCCTTTTGCTACTTTCCGATCCAGGGGACGAACAACTACCAGGGCTGTAACCGGGCCGCTGTGTTCAACTATCGCAGCGAGGCGTGGTACTTCTACGACCTCCCCTATGTGACCAGCGCGGGCTTCTCCAGCCCTCAGCCGGGCGCGACCTACCTGGACGAGTCCTCGACCTCCTTCGCCTCCATAGGCGGCTCCTACAGCACCTACGGGGATGCCTCAAAGCTCTGTCTCTACATGACGATCAATGGCACCTCAGGCGCTGCGGCCATCGACTCCTATGAGCTGCCCAACTCGGTGTACGCCTCGGGTCTCATTGACGCCCCCCGCACGGCCCCCGTGTCCCTTCAGATCAGTCAGGTCAACCTGGACGAGCTGGGGGCGAAACTTCGGGGCTACAAGGTTCTGAAGAGCATCTACCCTGAGGGCCGCATCGATCCCGGAGCGCCTCCGCTGATGTTCAACTTCGGATCGTCCGACTACACCAATGATCCCAAGCCGATGGATGGCACCGCGATGTCCTTCGACGGCTCGTCTCTCTACAAGCTCGACTACATGGCGGCGGGTCGTTTCCTCTCCATGAAGGTCACCTTCAACGACTACAGGAATTTCACCCTGAGCGGTCTTGATGCTGACTTTGAAATCACAGGCAATCGATGACAGCTCCTGTTCCTCAGGCCATTCGCGCCTTCAAGCACCAGAAGCAACCGACAGACGACGCCAGCTTCAGACAGTGGATGGAGATGGAAATCCAGCGCATCCAGAACACCTTGAATGACCTCATTGCAGCCGTAAAGCAGCTACAGACATTCACGGGTGTGTAGTGGTTACGCGCTCTGATCGTGTTGTGTTCCATACGGACCCTTCTTTCTCCTTAAGTTACGATGTGTTTGACCTCGGGGATGATCGTCAGATGTTGATGATCCACCTCGATGTCACCCATTTCAGTAAATCAGTCATGAAGCGCATTAAAGAGGCTGTGGATTACCATAGGCCTTCTTTTCCACCAATTATCTTCACTCAACCGGCGAATGACAGTCCTCTATTCGAGAAGTTTGTCTCCCGCTTCGGCTGGCAATTCCTCAACGACTGCTTTTGTTCGGACGGGCTGAACCGTCGAATTTTCGTTAATTACATTTAGGAAACCCGATGGGCGCTCCCGCAGTAACCAAAACAGACTCTAAATCCGAACCCTGGTCCGTCCAGGAGCCGTATCTGGCGGGAGCTTTCAACCAAGCCCAGAACAATTTCACCAACCAGATGGCCCAAGGCCCTTACCAGGGTAATTACGTCGCCCCTACGAACCAGAACCAGTATGATGCGGCCAGCAGCCAGTACAACACGGCGATGGGCCAAAGCACTCAGGCCAATCAAGGCATTCTGGGCGCTGGGTATGGCAATCTGGCCTCCGGTTTCGGTGCGGCCAATGGTGCTTTAGGTGGCCTAGGGTCTCTCGTAGCCAATAACACCGGGCAGAACCTCGTCAACACAGGGCAGGGCATCACGAACCAGCTCAACACTGGTGTCCAGGGTCAGGTCAACGCGGCCATGCAGGCTGCGAACCAGAATGCCGCTGAGAACACCCTCCCTAACCTCTATCGCTCCGCTGCTGGCGCAGGCAACCTGAACTCCGACCGAACCGCAGTGGCTCAGGGCGTGGTCGACAGGGGCCTCCAGCAGACCGCTGCTAACATGGCGGGCCAGCTCCAGGCGCAGAACACCCAGACCGGCCTCTCAACCGCCCAGAACCTCACGAACCAGAACATGAGCGGCTATAACGCCCTCGGCTCCCTTGGTTCCAACATTGGGCAGTCGGGCCTCAACGCGCTCAGCACGAGCATCAACAATTCCGGCACCATCGCCAATCAGGCCCAGCAGGGCGCAAGCACCACGCAGGCGCTCGATCAATCCAACCTCAACAACAGCATCCAGCAGTATCAGCAGAACCAACAGTTCCCGTGGCAGGCCCTCCAGAATTACATGGGTGTGGTCGGCGGTCAGAACTGGGGTTCTCAGACCCAAGGCACCTCTACGACCACCCCGAGTACCCTCTCGACTATTGGTGGCATTATGGGCGCTGTTGGCTCGTTCCTGCCGAAATAAGGACCAATAATGGCTGACGATACCGAAGACGAAGACAGCGGCTCTGGCTCCGCACAGACTGCTGCTCCTAGCGGTAGGTCACCCAGCACAGCACAGGCAATCTTTGACGGCCTGACGCAGCGCGGCGTCAACCCCCAGGTTGCCTACGGCGCTCTCGGCTCCCTGATGGGCGAGTCGGGCCGCTCCTTGAACTCCCACGCCAGCAATCCTGGTGATGGGGCCGATGGCTCCACCTCCATGAACTTCGGTCAGTGGAACGCAGGGCGCGCAAGGAACCTTCAAGCCACCGCAGCGTCTATGGGCCTCGATCCCTACAGTGGTCAGGCGGGTGTGGCCCATCTGTTCAATGAGCTTGATGGGAAGTACTCCTCCGGTAACTACGGACACGTCCTCGCGGCCCTTAAGAACGGCCAGACGACTGCCGATGGTAACAACATCTGGACCCGCCAGTATGAAGTCCCGGCCAATGTGGACGCCCAGGTGCGCCTGCGTCAGGCTCACGCCGATGCTCTCGCCCAAGGCGCGGCTCAAGGCACCCTGGACCTCTCCAAGGTAGGCTCGTTCGATGGTGGTCAGCAGAACATGCCCAACGCCCGGTCCTTCCAGGCCAATGGGGCGCTGTCGGCCAACAACCTGACAGGTGGTTCCGGCGCTCTCGATATGAGCAACCTGGACTTTAACACCCCTACGCAGCAGCCCTCGTTTGGCGACAGGCTCACACGAGCTGGCGCGGCGCTCGCCTCGATCAGCAGCCCCTCGCAGGCCTCGGCCCTCCAGGCCCTGGTCGACAAGCAGCAGAAGAGCAACCTCAGCCCCGCTGAGCAGACCCTCAAGAAGCTTGCAGCCATGCAGGCCCTCAAGAAGCTCAACACGCCTGAGGCTCCAACCGATCTCGGCGCGACACCTGACAAGCTTGGGCGCATCATGCAGCGTCCTGATGGCACGACCTACACCCAGACTGTGGCAGGCCTCGATCAACATCAGGAGAAACCTGACGAAGAGGCAGACGGTATCGCTGCGAAGGATCGGACGAATTACGCCAAGTTCACCCTCGGCGCATCACAGAACCAGGACACGGTCGACCGGGCGCAGGAGCTTCAACAGCGCCTGACGCAGAACCCGGAAATCGCCTCAAATCTTGGATGGGACGCGGATATTAAGGCTTACATCGACAACTCTCAGGGTAAATCGACCGCCACATCCAACTTCGTCAAAGACCTCAACGCGAATGTCAATGGTGGTGTTCTCGGCATCATCCAACAGGTTGGTGGTAAGACGAACATTCCGCTTCAGAAGATGGAAATGAACGCTCTGGCTCCCAATGGATCACTGAACGATCCCTTGACGACCATGAGTGTACTGGATCGCCTACAAGACCGCGCTCGCCAAGTCTACACTTCTAATATGTCGGGGCTTCACAACATGGAGTCTCAATACGGCAAGAAGATGCAATTCATTGACCCGTGGTCCGGTAACCTCTCGACACCTTCGGCTTACCACGCGGCTAACATGAAGCGTTGGGACAGTGCGGATGATGAGAACGGGGATGCTTACGATAACATCCTGGTGCCGAACCATAAGATCAGGACGGGCGAGACAAAGAAGCCATCCTTCTTGCAGTTCGCTAATCCAACTCAATAGGAAATGAATAATGGCTGTAACGTCGGACGAGATTGACACTCTCCGCAAGAGTATGTCCGATGATGATATCCTCGGTAAACTAAAGGACTACGCTCCTGATGATGCTAAGGATATCGAACAGCTTCAAAAAGGCGGAATGAAGTCTGGTGATATTCTGGACAAGTACACCCAGTATCACCAGCAGTTCCCCGACGCCCCCGAAAGGCCTGCTGGCGGCACCCTCATGGATGGCCTGTCGAAGGCTGGCGCTGCTATCAAGTATGGCATCGCTGGCGAAGCGGCCCGTATGGCTGCGACAGGTAAGAACGTCTTCGGCACTGATGGCAAGACCATGGGAGCCATTGCGGACTCTCTGAGCGACCCTTCCTATGACCCAGCGATGGCTCATGTGGGCAAAGGCGAGCTTTCGTATCTCCCCAGGGCGCTTCTTGAAGGCGCAGGCGCTACAGGCGGTTACCTTCTCGGTGGCGCTGCGGCTGCGGCTGCGGCTCCTGAAGTGGCTGGCGCTGGTCTTATTGGAGCTGGCGCTTATGGCCTCTCCCGCTACCTCGGCACGAACGCCCAGGAACGCGCTAAGAACGATGGGCGCGAAACGGCGACCTCGGGTGACGTGCTACATGCTCTCCCTGGCTCTGCCGCGCAGGCCTTGGTGGACGCTGCTGGTTCTCGCTATCTGGCAGGCAACGCCATCCTCGGGGAAGCCCCTGTGGTGGGCGCAGGCCTCCAGGCCATGAAGCAGACCGGCCTCAACGTAGCCAAGGCAGGCGCAGCCAATGCAATAGCTGGTGGCGCAAGCACGGCGCTCGAGCAGGCTGGCACGGAGATCGGCACCAAGGCTGGCTATCGTCCAGACCTCCAGCAGATCGGCGAATCGGCCCTGGCAGGCGGTCTCGTGGGCGCAGGCACCAAAGGTGTCATGTCGGTTCCTGAATCAATCATGAACATCCGCCAGACGAACACGGACCCCCATATCCGCAACGAGCTGGCAGACGACTTCAACGGGGACCGCATCTCCGGTAACCCCAATGATCCCAAGGATTACCAGCGTCTCCTCCAGAACGGCAAGGCGGTAATCGGCCAGGACGCGCGGGATCATATCAGCGACATCCAGAGCCAAGTCTCCGAGATTGAGAAAGCGAACAAGGCTGGAGCCAAAGACTCCGCAGACCTCGGAACGCCTCACACCAATCAGCCTACCGGACACCTCACGGATGCTGTCGATACCGCTGAAAATCTTCTGACCAACCTCAAGACCGGCAAGCTCGATCCTGAACAGGTCTCAAAAATCCACGATGAGCTTGGGGATCACCCTGAGCTACAGAAAGCCCTCCTGAAGCTCAACGAGCTGCACAACCTTGCTGAGCAGGGTAAGGTGCATGAAGGCGGCGCTCCGACCCCCTCGGCCTTCGACCTCCTTCACCTTGCGAAATACTCCAAGAACGCCATGGGTGCTGCTGGTCTCGCAGGGGCTGCTACAGGCCATTACGCCCTCGGCGCGGCCCTCTACGGTATCCCGGTCCTCGCCTCCATCGCCTCCAGGCTTAAAGCTGGTATTGTGGGTGATCGAGACTTCATCAGCCAGTACGCCAAGCGATTTGGCAACAATGCTGATGGTGGCATGCCTACGGCTCCTCCTGGTTCCGTAGCACCTCCTCCTGATCAATCGGCCCCCCCCACGCAGCCTTCGCTCGACTCGATGGCTCTGCCCCTGAGAACCCAGTTGGCTGCGGCAAGCGCCCTGGCTAAGCAGAAGCAAAAGGAAATGGGTGTTCTCGCTCAGCAGGAAGCTGCCGGTCGTGACGCTGATCCTGTGTCTGGGTTGAACCCTGGGCAACAGCAGGCCGCTGCGGCTCAATTGGCTGCTATGCGCACCCGCGCTCATGCCAAGATGGCTGAGGACGAGTTCAACGCTCGCAATGCTCCCCCTGAGCAAGCCCCTGAGGCTCCAGACGCTATCTCTGGTCTCACCCAGGCCCAGCAGCAGACCAACATGGCTGCTCTGGCTCTCCAGAAGCAACGCGCCATGGGTCAGATTGCGGCCCAGGAGCATGCTCAGCGTCTAGCCGAGCAGCACCAAGTCCCGGCCCCTGAGCCTGAACCCACAGTCGGCCCCCTCGGTCTGAACCAAAGACAGGTCGAGATGGCGAAGCTGGCCCTGGCTAAGCAACGTCAGGCTGGAATGACCCGCATGGCGGCTGAAGAGTACGCCCAGCGTATGAACCCCGAGCAGGAACCCGTTCCGACCTCAGGGCCTCTCGGTCTCACTGACACCCAGCAGTCTTCCGCTGCGGCTAACCTTGGTCTCCAAAGGCAGCGCGCAATGGCGAAACTGGCGGCTCATGAGCATGCCCAGCGCGCCAAGGCTGCTAAGGGTGGAGGCACGGCGAAAGCCGCCAAGGCTCCCAAGGCTGAAAAGACCACTGGCGGCTCCGGTCACTCAAGCGAACACGTCCACACGGACTCGGTGACCATCCACACCAAGGAAGGCACCAAGGTCCAAGAGAAGTCCCAAATCCGTAAACAGGATGGCGGTAAGGCTCTTGGTGTAGGCGTCGAGTCTCGTAGAGGCGCTCGTCGCGCTATCCTCGAGCAGGCCTCCGGTCTCTCTGGATTGTCGAAGGCTGGAAAGCTCAAGGCTAAAGGTCTGGTGGGATCGACCCTGTCGGATGCGAACTCAACCGGCACGAACAACCGGCAGGCTGGCGACAAGGTGGCGCAGAAGTACCTCAGCCACTTCGAAGGTAAGGACCGCGCTCGCCTGGAGGCTCACCTCACGACAGCGCAGCATAACGGCATGACCTTCCGTGACTCGTGGCGACACGAGACACCTGAGGCGGCTGAGAAGGCCAGAGGTAAGAACGAGTCGACCCACAAGGCCAATGTAACGAAGCTGAAGAAGGTACAGGCAGCAGAATGAAACGTATCATCCATATTGGGGATGGTAGACACATAGAGATCACGGAGGGGGAACTTAGAAAACCCCCTCCCGAGATTAAGCAGAAGCGCGCCTCTCGCTACCCTCGCTTTGCCACCGGCAAGGTTCCCAAGAAAGAACCGGCCTACGCGGCCAACGGAGGCCTGAAGAAGAAGGTCGCGGAGATTCCTGGCTACAAAGAGTGGTTAGGTCTTAGGAAGCGCCAAACCTATGGTCTATCCGGCGAAATGGGGCGAATTACCGGGCAGCAGCCTGGGGTTACCAAAGTGGAAACCCTTCGCTTGCGCGAAATAGCCCGCAAACAGGTAGAAAAAGACATGGCGAACATTAAGAAATCAGGTGTTGACCTGAGTGAAGCAGCCGAAGAGGCGCTCAAAGAAACCATCACGATCATGCGGGAAGCAGGCGATGCTCGCTTCAAGCTCTCCGCAGCCCGCCAAGTCCTTGAGTGGACAAAGGCTAAACCCGCAAGCTCCTCCAACCTGACAGTCAACGCCGCAGAGGATTGGCTCTCCAGCCTCGCAACGGACGATAATGACGAAGACGACACCGAAGGAGCTACGTAAGCGGCTCCTAGAGGATTTTGCTTTCTATTCGAAGAACGCGGTAAAAATCAGAACAAAAGAGGGTGAGGTTATTAACTTCACTCTCAACCGTGTCCAGAAGAAACTACTGAAGCAGCTCATTGAGCAGTACACGAGGACCGGCAAGGTCCGTGTAGTCATCCTCAAGGCCCGCCAACAGGGTCTCTCCACCTTTGTTCACGCTTGGCTCTACTGGTTCCTCAGCCAGCACAGCGCCAAGAAAGGACTTGTTGTCGCCCATGTGGCTGACTCCACGCGCGCCCTGTTCGATATGTACAAGCGAACCCATGAGGCAATGCCTGCGCTCCTGAGGCCCTCCACCAAGTACTCCTCGCGTCGAGAACTGACGTTCGACTTGCTGGACACTGGTCTCATGGTGGCTACCGCAGGCGGCGACTCGATTGCTCGCGGCGAAACCATCACGCATGCTCATCTCTCTGAGGTGGCATTCTGGCCCAAATCTACGGCAGCAGACAACCTGAACGCCCTCAGCCAAGCCATCCCGAACACCCCCGACACGGCGGTCTTTGTGGAAAGCACGGCGAACGGCATGTCCGGTCCATTCTTCGATCTGTGGCGAAACGCCGTAAACGGAACCAATGGTTACATCGCGTTCTTCAGCCCCTGGTTCGACTCCGACGAATACCGTGAGGAAGTCCCAGAGGCATTCGAGCGCACCTATGAGGAAGAAGACCTCGCCAAGCAATATGGTCTCGATGACGCCCAGCTCATGTTCAGGCGTAGAAAGATTGCCGTCAATGGACGTGAAGCATTCATGCAGGAATACCCCTCCTGCGCCGATGAAGCTTTCCTTTCGTCTGGCCGTCCGGTGTTCAACCCCGAGCAAATCCATGCGCTCCTGGCGAAGGCCCCCGAGCCTCTCCACAAGCTCGCCCGCCTCCCAGGCACCACGGCATTCGAGAAGAATGTCAGAGGGGAGCTGTCGGTCTACATCGAGAGAGACCCCAAAGAGCTGTACTATATTGGCGCAGACGTGGCGATGGGCCAGCGCAATGGCGACTACAGTGTGGCCCAGGTGCTGGACAGTCAGAAGCGTCAGGTGGCCGTTTGGCGTGGACACATCCACCCAGATGCCTTCGCTGATGAGCTTTACTGGCTAGGAATGCACTTCTATGAGGCGCGCATTGCTGTCGAAAACAACAACCACGGCATCCTAACGGCTGTCCGCTTAGGGCGAGACCTTTCGTACCCTAATGTCTTCACTGACATTTCCGAAGGTCAACTCAATGATCGAGACTCGATTACCATTGGCTTCCAGACCAACGCCAAAACCAAGCCCCTAATCATCGACCGACTGCGCGGCTCTCTACGTGAGGACGAGCTGGAGATCAACGACAAGGAAACGCTTAGGGAAATGCTCCAGTACATTGTGACTGAGAGCGGCAAGATGGAAGCAGAAGAGGGCTGTCACGACGATTGTGTGATGAGCCTCGCCATCTGTAATCATATTCATGACGGCAAGTTCTCCCCTATTGAAGTCACGTCTGATTTCTATATAAAGGCTATTTAGTACACATATGGACGCAAAACAGTTAAATGATGATACCATTGGTGTGCTGGTAGACTCCAAAATCAAGTCTTCAGTCGCGTGGTACAACTCCAAGCTGAGCCTGGAGCGCGAAAAGGTCACCCAGTATTACAATGGGGAACTCCCTAAGCGCCAAAAGGAAGGCTCAAGCTCTTACGTCTCCAATGATGTCTATGACTCGGTCGAGGGAATGAAAGGGCAACTGCTCGAAACCTTCGCCTCGGGCTTCGAGATCGTTAAGTTCGACCCCCAGAATGCCCAGGACGTTGAGTCCAGCCGAATTGCCACCCAGTACACCGATTACGTGGTGTTCCGGCAGAACAAGGGCTACGAGCTGTTCAACGATGTGATCCATGATGGCCTCACGGCTCGCGTGGGCATCGTCAAGGTCTATTGGGACGAGGATCACAAGTTCGAAGACGAAGAGTTTGAGAGCATGCATCACGAGGATGTCTCGGCCCTGGCTGACCTCGATGAAGTCCATGACCTCGACGCCACGGAGCATGAAGACAACCCTGGGTTCTTCCATGGGAAGCTCAGCCGCAAGGTCTGCACGAGTCAAGTACGCCTCGAGGCTATCAACCCCGAAGAGTTCTCCATCGAGTCCGAAGCCAAGGCGCTCTCCAGCGAGTATTTCATCTGTCACCGGACGATCAAGACCCTCGCTGAGCTGATCCGCATGGGCTACGACAAGAAGAAGCTCAAGGATTACAATATAGCTGACGATACGTCCCTGGAGTATCTCCCTGAGCGCCTCGCGCGCTTCAAGGACTTCGAATCAGGCGTCGCAATGAAGCCTGACGACACCCAGGATGAGATGCGTCATGTCCTCGTCCACGAGTGCTACATGCGCCTCGTGCGTGAAGGCAATGATGGACGCGAGAAGCTCTACAAGATCGTCCGCGTGGGCAACAACACGCTTGACATTGAAGAGGTCGACAGACTGCCCTTCATCGCCTTCGTGCCTCTGCCTATTCCGCATTCGTTCTATGGCAATAACTTCGCCAAGAAGGTGATCCCGGCCCAGAACGTCCGCACGACGATGACCCGGCAGATCATCGATCACGGCAACCACACCAATAACCCCCGCTACATGGTAGTCAGGGGCGGCGTCACGAACCCTCGTGAGCTGCTCGACAACCGCCTGGGCGGCTTGGTGAACGTGACGCGCCCTGACGCTGTCACCCCAATGCCTCAGTATGGCCTGAACCCCTTCGTGTTCCAGAGCCTTCAGATGATCGAGGCGAACAACGAGAAGACCACTGGTATCTCGTCGCTGGCTCAGGGTCTCAACAAGGACGCCATCAGCTCCCAGAACTCTCAGGGAATGGTGCAAGACCTCGTGAACCTGTCGCAGACCCGTCAGAAGGTCATCGCGCGCAACTTCGCCAACAACTTCCTCATTCCGCTGTATCTCGAAATCTACCAGCTCGTGCTGGAGAACGAGAAGAAGCAGAACATTGTGGAGCTTTCAGGCAACTGGGTTCCGATTGATCCTCAGCAGTGGAAAGAGCGCAAGAACGCCACTGTGTCCTTCCACCTTGGTTACGGTGAGCAGGACCGTGAGGCTATGAAGCGTGTTCAACTTGCGGGCATGATTGCTCAAGACCCGCAGTCCTCGGAGTTCTTCCAGGCTCCAGGCCGCTTCAAGTACGTCTGTGACATCTTCAAGCTGAAGGGTATCGCTAACTTCAACGATTACCTGACGCCTCCCGAGAAGATTCCTCCGCAGCAGCCCGATCCGATCAAGATGCAGGAAGTGCAGAACGAGACGACGAAGGCCCAGGCCGCGATGATGACCGCTCAGGTCCATCAAGCCAAGGTCACTCAGCAGGGCCAGTTTGAACACGCCAAGCTGTCGCTCCAGCAGATGCAGGATCGGTTCAAGAACCACCTTGCTGGCCGTGACGCCAGACGCAAGGATCACGCGGAAGCCAACAAGATCGACATCTCGCAGCGCGAAATGCACATCGCGGAAATGACCCCCGCAGCCGACCAAACCATTATCGCACCGCACGGATAATCGATGAACATTCTTGATCTACTGAGCGCCGTTAACCCGGCGACACGCTACCTTGGACAGCATGTTCCCGAAGTCCCCCAGGGTCTATCCACCCTGGGAACCTTGGGCAACGCTGTGAGCCTCCCTAACGTCCTTGGCCCTAATCAGGCCCAGGCGTCTCAGCCCCAGGGGGCCGAACAGCCTATCCCGCCCTTCATGTCTCCGAATGGTCCTGGAACGGTTGGGCCTGCGGTCAGCTCCTACAGTGGGCCTCCCCAGGCCACCTCAGGGTTCAACCCGACCCTTCAGCCCTTCAGCAACCCTCTGCCTCCCCGGCGACCGGCCAACCTAGGCCAGACCAACGCGGGGCAGGGTTACAACAACTTCCAGGCGAATGCCGGGGGTATCCCGAAGCCCCTCAATCAGCAGCCTCAGTCGGCCCCGGCCCCGAGCATCAACTCCGCGCTGGGCCACGGCCAGGGCAATGACCTGATTAGCCGCGTCCTGAAGCTCTTCGGAGCCAATCAGGGCCTTGGGGGTGTCATTGGGGGTATTGGGAACGGTATCGGTCATCTCGGCCAGGATATCGGCCATGGTCTCGACAGCATCTTTGGTGTCAATCACGCCCAGGCTGCTCCCCAGGTCGATCCGCGTCAGCTCCAGGCCTCTGCGGCCCCTCAGCCCCCGGCTCAACTCCCGGTATCTCCTCCCTTGCCGCCGAGACGGCCTGATGGCCTAGGGGATGACACCTCCTTCCCCGGTGGGTCTCTCGACCACGGCATCCTGGGCTTCTTTAACGGCGGCGGCGCCTAAACAACAAGAAAACACTTGACACAAGAAGAAACAATTGAACGTGGACTGAGGGCTGCTCAAATTCTTGAGAGCGAGAGCATTATGAGCTTCTTCGCTGAGCAGCTTCAGGACATTCAGACTTCTCTGTTCAACACGGTGCCTGACGATAGTAAGGAGCGCAATTTGCTCTACTACAGGCACCGTGGTGTCACAGAATTTATCCAAATCCTTGAGGCCTACAAAACTGCGGCCTCCAACATTATCTCGGCGCTTGACGCTGAAGAACTGAAAGAAGACGATTGATGTCGATTGCCACCCAAACGGGCGCAACAATAGAAACAGTCTCCAGCGAATTTAACGCTGAGGACGCATTCTTCACTCGTATGAAGGGCGCTAAAGAGCTACCCATTGAGAACGAGCCGGAAGAAATAGAAGAAGAAGAGCGTGAACTCGACGCCGAAGAAGAGTCCGAAGACCAGCACGAGGAAACTCCAAGCGAGGACGACGACAAAACTGAAGGTGACGAAGAGTCCACTGAAGGTGACGAAGAGGAATCCGAAGAGGAGTCGACAGAGGACAAGGCCAAGTCCGAAGACGATGTAATCGTAAAGATCAAGGTTGACGGCAAGGAACATGAAGTTCCCGTCAAAGACCTCAAGCGCCTCTATGGACAAGAGAAGGCTCTCACACGTAAGTCTCAGGAAGTTGCTGACGCTAGGAAACAGATCGAAGACGTTGGGGCCAAACAGACTGTCGCCCTGACGAAGATGTTTGAGCGCGCCCAAGAACGCGCCAAGCCTTACGCCCAGATCGACTTCCTTGCTCTGACCAAAGACCCCTCGATCTCCGGGGAAGAACTCACGGCGCTCCGTGTCGAGGCCCAGCGGGCTTTCGATGACGTGAACTTCTACGGCCAGGAGCTGGATCAGGTGTTTCAGGGCGCTCAAGCCCAACGCACCCAGAACCTCCGCGCCCAGGCCCAGGAAGCCGTCAAGGTTCTCTCGGACCCGGTCAATGGCATCAAGGGATGGGATCAGACCCTCTACAACGACATTCGCACCTATGCGGTCTCCAAAGGCCTCGATGCGGCGGTCGTCAATGAGCTGACCGATCCCCAGGCCATCAAACTGATCCATAAGGCCATGCTTTATGACAAGGGTCAGAAGGCCCTGAGCAACACCACGAAAATCGTCAAGACCCCGAAGAAGATCATGAAGTCTTCAAGCGCGGAAGTGACGAGCAAAGTCAAACCCAAAGCCGGTGATAAGGCCCTCGCACAGTTGCGCCAGACCGGCTCCCAAGATGCAGCGGAGGATTTGTTCCTCGCTCGCATGATGAAGTAAGCGGCGAAGCTGCGCTTCTATAACCAAACTCGTTCTCAACAAGGCATTTTTGAACTATGGCTGCTTTTACGTCCTATGATGTGGTTGGTAAGAAGGAAGATATTTCCGACGTTATCACCATGATTTCCCCGACCAAGACTCCGTTCACCTCGATGGTGGGCGAAGAGAAGGTCCACAATACCATTTTCCAGTGGCAGGAAGACGCCCTGGCGGCTCCGAACCTGTCGAACGCTCAGCTCGATGGCTTCACTGCGGCTGATGCTGCCCCGGTCGCTACCGTGATGCGCAACAACGTCACGCAGATTCTGGCGAAGACCGTCAACGTCGCGGAAACCACGGACGCCGTGTCCCGCTACGGTCGCGCCAAGGAAATTGCGTACCAGCTCAGCAAGTACTCGGCTGAAGTCAAGCGCGACCTCGAAGGCGTGATGCTGAACTCGCAGGCCATTGCGGCTGGCTCGAACGGTGTCGCTCGCGTGATGAACTCCTATCAGGCTCAGGTCGACGTGTCGCTCCTGATCAAGACGGGCGCTCCCACCACCACGATGACCGAAACGGTCCTCATGACCACGCTCCAGGCGCTCTACACCAACGGTGTCGACCCGGAGATTCTCATGATTCCCCCGGCTGAGGCCATCACCATCGCCAACTATGCGGCGGCTGCGGGTCGTTACCGCACGTTGAATACCGGCACTGCCAATTCGCAGTCGAGCGTTGTCAACGTGATCGATCTCTATGTCTCGCCCTTCGGTGAGGTCAAGGTCGTACTGAACCGCTTCCAGGTGAACACCGATTACCTGATCTTCGATCCGTCGATGTGGAAGCGTCCGGTCCTGCGCCCGTGGTCCCGCGAGACCCTCGCGAAGACCGGCGATAACACCCGCATGATGATCGTGGGTGAGTTCTCGCTGCGCCACAAGAACTACTTCGCCTCGGCGATTGTTCGTAAGTCTGCGTAAGGCATACTCAGGGGAGGGGCTTCGGCTCCTCCTCTTTTTCATTATTGGATATTATGCACCTCATTGACCCGACCCATGAGTTCCTTGAGGGGGACTCCGCTGACCGCCAGCTAATCATCAAACACACCCAGAACATCCCCCAAGGGTTCCTTGACGGCCTCCGTGAGGCGCGTCTGGAAAGCTCAAGGAAGCCTATGGGTGATTTCCACCGCTTCGCCTCCATTCCGACAGCAGTTGTCGAGAAGTGGGGCCGTGAAGGCTTCGACGTGATGAAAGAATCCGCGAAGTCGATCATTGCGAAGCTCAGGGGTGAAGACCTCGATTCTTTCATTACGACCAACAAGGCTCTTTAATGTCTTCCACTCTTCATCACCAAGGCACTGACACCAAGCTCAACATCACTGGCGCGACAGTCGTTAAGGCCAACCAAGGCCGGATCGTCCGCATTGTGGTCAACACTGCTGGCTCGACTGCTGGTTCTGTGTGGGATGCTGTGTCTACCGCTGGTAACGGTGCGGCTAACCTCATCTTCTCGATCCCGAATGTTGTCGGCATCTACTTCCTCGATATCCCGGTCTTCGCGGGCATTGTGATTACCCCAGGCACCGCTCAGGTTCTCTCGGTATCCTTCACGTAAAGCAGCCGATGCTGCGCCTCTTAAGGCTCCTTTAAGATATGCTGTATTCCGATATTCAAACAAACTTCCAAGCGATTCTGAATCGTCGGGACATTACGCCCACTCAGATGTCAACCTTTATTGGGATGTCGATCCAGAGAATACAGCGTAATCTTAGAGTTCCCGCGATGGAGGCCAGAACCTCTGTCACGATGAGTGGGACCACAGGCCTCGTTCCGGTCCCCGGAGACATGCTTGAGCTGATTGCCCTCACGTTCAATGATCCCGTTTATCAACAGAAGCTGGTCCGCACGGACTTCCAGAGCGCCATCCGCCTTTCGAACACCCCAGGCAACCCCACGTCCTTCTACCGGGACGGAGGCAACTTCATGGTTGGCCCTTACCCGCCCGCAGGCACTGTCTGCTACATTGCCTACTATCAGGACGCCTCGGGCCTCTCGGCCTCCACGGATCACAACTGGCTCACGGACGCCTGTCCTGACCTCTTGATCTACGGCGCTTTGTGTTATGCGGCTGACTTCTACCTGGACGAGCGCAGCGCAGGCTTTGAGTCCCGCTTCAATCAAATCCTCAGCGACGTGCAGCTCATGGCGATCCAGGACGAGCTGACGGGTGCCTCGATCTCCCCGGCCTATTCCGATGACAATCCCTTCGGCTGGGGGACTTACTAATGGGCAACAGTTCGTCCTTCTTCCAGGACACGAACACGACCCCTCCCGCTGTCCCCTCGATCACACAGTCCACGGCTAATAGCGGGAATTGTTCGTCTCTCTTTCAGGATACCAATCCGACCCCGGTGGCCCTCGAGACCATCGACACGCTCGTAGCCACGGCCTCGGTGACTGCCCAAAACGCAGCGACCACGGCCACCACCCAGGCTGCTGCCGCCCTGGCCTCACAGACTGCCGCTGCGGCTTCTCAGAGCGCCGCCAGTGCCTCTCAGGCCTCAGCCACGGCCTCTGCCTCCAGTGCGACCTCTAGCGCCTCAGCGGCTGCTACAAGCGCCTCAGCGGCCTCTGCGTCTGCAACCACCGCCACCACTCAGGCAGGCATTGCGACAACTCAGGCAGGCATTGCGACCACCCAGGCAGGCAACGCCTCGACCAGTGCCACCAATGCAGCCTCGAGCGCCACTGCGGCCTCAGGGTCTGCCACCACGGCCAGCACCCAGGCGACCAATGCGGCCACGAGCGCCACAGGGGCCTCAACGTCTGCCACCAATGCCTCGACCAGCGCCACCAATGCGGCTGCTTCGGCCACCCTGGCCTCCAACTATGCGACCGGCTTTACCATTGGCACGGTCACTACGGGAACCGCAGGGGCGACCATTACGGGTTCCCCAGGCTCCCAGCACCTGAACCTTGTGCTTCCGACCATCACGGCTCCGACCACTGTGGTCCTCGGTGGTGTCTTCTCGTCTACCAATGGTGCCAATCAGTTCGCCACGGGCATCAACACCTCTGGCGCGGTGACCTACGCCCAGCCTGCCTTCGGTAACATCTCTGGCACAGTCGCGGCTGCTCAGTTGCCTAATCCAGGCGCTGCGGCCCTTGGGGGCGTCAAGTCGCAAGTTGCGGTTGCCACCAACTTCATGACAGGCATCAGCACCGCAGGCGCTCCCACGCTCGCCCAGCCTACCTTCACGGACATCAGCGGCACGGTAGGAGCCTCACAGCTCCCCAACCCCGCTGCGGCGACCCTAGGCGGCGTGAAGTCGCTCGTAGGCACCAACGCCCTCATGATGACCGGCATCAGCACTGCGGGTGTCCCTACGGTCTCTACGGCTCCTGTGGGCTTCAGGAACAGGCTCATTAATGGTCAGTTCATTGCCGATCAGCGGAACGCTATGGGTTCGACTGCGTGTACCAACGCGAGCTTCTTTGCGGCTGACCGCTGGATGTACTATGGACTGTCTTCGAAATTCAACAGCCAAGTGGTCGCTAACGCAGGCCCTATAGGCTCTGCGAATTGCCTAACCTTCACGGTTGCTTCCGCCTATGCGGTCACCTCGTCAGATGCGTTTGGAGTCTTTCAGCGCATCGAGGGAGTCAATTGGGCTGATTTGAACTTCGGGACCGCCTCGGCTCAGACGGTAACCCTCTCGTTCATGGTGAAATCATCTGTCACCGGACTTCACGCTGGCTCTCTTAGAAGCGCCTCCAACACTCGGTCCTATCCATTCAGCTTCACGATCAGCGTGGCGAACACTTGGACTTATGTCAGCATCACGATCCCTGGGGATACCTCTGGTGGAACGTGGGTAGGCTGGGGGGCCGTGAATGCGGCTGAGGTTGTCTTTAATCTCGGGGCAGGCGCTACGTTCACAGGCACCGCAGGCGCTTGGGCTTCTTCCAATCTCGTGAGCGCCACTGGTGCTGTGTCGGTTGTAGGGACTGCTTCAGCGACCTTCAGCGTCGGTATGGTCCAGATCGAGGCTGGCAGCTACGCAACCCCGTTTGAACAACGCGGCTTCGTCACTGAATATCAGATGTGTCAGCGTTATTATCAGGCCGCCGCTTTTCAATCGAACGGCAATGCTTCCGGTACAGGTATAGCTTACGTCTTCACCGCGCCTCTGCCTATAGTCATGAGAGCAGCCCCCACGGTAGCCACTTCAGGTACTTCAGCGATTAACGTCACCGGACAGGCAGTACAGGCTTCCACCAACACCTTATCTGTAGTCACCCAAGGTGCGGCAGCAGGCGGCTACCAGTATTCAGGCACCTACACACTAAATGCGGAGCTTTAAGCCATGACCTACACCTTGACTTCCGGCTCCTCAGTGATCCGAGACGCGGACGGAGCGTCAATCCCCAGCGACCCCCTGAACACCGATTGGTCTCTTTACCAACACTGGCTAAGTGAGGGTAACACACCGTCCCCTGTGCCTGTCCCTCCGGTCCTCGTGCCTCAATCAGTCTCCGACCGGCAGTTCTTCCAGGCCTCGGCCCATCTCGGCCTCATCACTGAGTCAGACGCTCTGAACATGATGAGCATGGGGGTGATCCCTCCGAGTCTCTTGGTCGCCATAGGCACCCTTCCGGCAGACCAGCAGTTCTCCACGAAGATGCAGATCATTGGCAACAGGACATTCGAGCGTCAGAACCCGCTCGTCCTGGCCCTGAGCGCCTCAATGGGCCTCACGCCAGCGCAAGTGGACGCTTTGTTCACCCTGGCAAGCACCCTCTAATCACCTAAGGAATCAATTGGCTACCAGTGAACAACTGAAGTGGCCTCACCAGGACGAAGCCTCGCTCAATGCCTTCTATGGGTCACCCCACGGACGCAATGGGCTGGCCTCGCCCGCGTGGGCCGCTGCGAACCTCGTTAAGTGGGTTCCGCCCTATCCGATCTTCTACAGCGGGAACCTTGCGAAGCCCCTGAGTCACCTCATGGTCCACAAGAAGTGCCTCGCGGCCTTCCAAGCAGCCTTCGCTGATGTCCTCAAGGAGCTAGGCATTGAGTACATTAAGGCTCATCGCCTCAACATTAGTGGTGGCACTTTCTGTTACCGCCTCGAGCGCGGGGGAAGCAAACTTTCAGTCCACTCTTGGGGCTGCGCTATCGACATGGACCCGCAACACAACCCCTTTCCGCACAAATATAACGCCGCGCTGGGCATGCTCGATACACGATTCGCTGCAATTCTCGAAAGGCATGGATTTACGTGGCGTGGAGCTGCGGGGGATGACGATCCAATGCACCTACAGCTTTCCAACCGGAAGTGATCATGAAGACCCTCAAAGTCACCCTCGTGGCCCTGACGCTGCTCGCCCTCGGGGCCTGCGCTCAGTCGCGCCCCCAGTACCCCATCTATGGCCGCATGGCCCCCTATCTCAGCCAGGAACTTAATCGATGAACTTCTTCGTCAAGACCGCCCTCGATTGGGCTGTCGCGCGTCTCTCTGAGGCGTCCACCTGGGCTGGCCTCACGGTCTCCGTTGAGCAGGCCACCCACATCAATTTCAATGCCGATTTCAAGACGGCTGTCGTTCACCTGGGGTTGTCCCTGAGTGGCCTTGCGGCAGTCATTATCAAAGAAGGTTTCCGCAAATAATGAGCTTATTGTCTTTCTTTCAGACGACCGAAGTTGACGTTGTCAAGGTCTTTGTTGCCATCAAGAATGAAGAGGCTGTCCTCGCGAAAAAGGTCGACGCGGCCCTCAAGTGGATCGCCGGTAACTCGGCTGTGATCCAGGCTGACCTCGCGAAGGTCGAGGCCATCGTTGCGGCCCTGGGCCTCACAGGTAACCCTGCGGTCTCGGCCTCGGTCGTTGCGGCCTCTATCGCTGCCACTGAGTTCATCAAGTTCGCCCAGGCCTATGAGTCCGGTCAGTCGACGGCTGCTACCGTTGCGGTTGGCTATCAGGCCTACACGCAGACCAAAGCTGCTGTGGCGACTGCTCTCGCTGCCGCTACCGCGAAGTAAGACTGATGGACGAGGTCACTCCTCTCGATCTGAAGCAGGAGGGCCGCATCTCGATCCTTGAAGTCAAAGTTGACCGTATGTATGGCCTCGTAGAAGACCTTCACACGGACATGCAGAGACGCAAGGATCGGTGGTCACTCCTGACCGGCTCGATCCGCTACCTCTTGTGGGTGGTCGCTGGCGCGCTGACAGTCATTGGCGTGGGGAAGACCCCCTCGCTCGCAGGGTGGCTACAGGCCTACCCGAGTCACTAAACAGGGACCGTCTCTCGAGACCTAACCGAAAAAAAACCGATTGAAGACATTGGGATTAACCCTGGACTTCAATCGGTTTTTAGTTTGGCACGTTGGGGGGAAATGTCACCGTGTGACGAGCTAGGTGTTAAACCTAAGGGTTTCCCAAGGCAAGCTAAGCCATTATCACATCTGTCTTTTTTAAGCTTTGTGCGGGTCTCTCCCCGCCTGTCACCGGCTCCCCCGGTCAGGTATCTGAGCGCCACTCAGTCACGCCTATAGCTACCCGTGGCATTTAGCCTCTCCACGGCTGAGGGGTTTCCGCGAGCATTCCCGCAGATTACTTGATCGGACAGGCTCCTGTGGAACACGCATCGTTCTCGAACTCCACCGAGCTGTCGACCAGCTCAAGGGGCTTCAGACCGGACACATAGTCATCGTATTCCACCACGGTGACGACTTCCTGGGGAAGGTAGGGGAACCCCAGGTCTTCCGCAGTCTTCGTCGGGTCATTCCTGAACAGGAACGAGACGCCTACATAGGTGTCCCAATTGGTCCTCAGCCACTCAATGATGGCCGGAACCTCGGACACGTCATAAGAGACCGTGATGGATGCATTGTGATCCACATAGTCGCTCATCCATGCCTTGTAGCGGTCCAACTGTTCAGTGGCACTCTCCAGGTTGACATAGAGGGTGTGGCCGTCTCTCTCGACCGTTTCGAACTCAACCTCTTCCCAGGCAACCGGGAATGTAACAAGTGCGGCATCGTCAGAATAAGGGTCAGGGAACACACGATAGCCAGCAGCCACACAACGATCAACGAGAGGATCGTGAACACTAAATCGAACATTGTTGAAGATGTACCTCCCTAGGGGCTTATGGATGCCTTCAGTGGTGTCCATGATCTTGCTCAGGGTTCCACTCGGCTTCAGCGTGGTTATCGCCTTGGGCCTCGGGAGATGCAGTTCGTCAGCCATGTGGTGTGCGCTGAGCGCCGCAATGTCATGGAGGGTCTTCCGGTGCTTGGAGCTATGCTGATGCTCCCAACAGACGATGCCTGTCAGGCCCACGCCGCACAACCTCAAGAACTCGTTCAGTTCATGCCATGAGGATTGCAGGATGCCATCTCGAAGATTGACACAGGTTTGGCGATAATTTGCCCTTGCGACGAGACGGATAGCCTCACACAGGCCGTTCCAGTCTCCGTTAAACTTTCGAAGATCGACTTCAACAAGGTTGCAGAAGTTCTTGTTTCCCAGAAGGATTTCAGCGCAAGGGTTAACTCCCTTGAACCACGGGGCGCGCTTGAGGGCTGCTTGACCATTGATGAATCCTGGCTCAGAGCCGCCCGAGTCGACCATGAGCTGGAAGATGTCTGACAGTTCTTCAGTGGAGGGCTTGTGGTAGAAGATCAGGCTGTTGTTGCTCTGCGCCCTCTGAGGGTTGAGCAAGTGGTGATCTTTCTTGGCCTTGGCAAATTCGATCCATTCGGGATCACCATAAGGCACCACAGCTATTTCGGCGCTTCTGCGGCTGCTGAGTATCCGACCAAGGTGGTTCAGGATGTCAAGGATGTGCATCCTCGTCAGGAGCTGGCAGGCCTGCTTGTTGAGAAGCGTGACGATAGCCGCCATGCTCTCAGCAATCAGTTCGTCCCCGGAGCTTATCCAGCCGTAGCCAGAGAGCCTAACGCCCGCAGGACGTATCTCCGAGAAATCGAGGGTGAGCTTGGAGCAGTTCTTCTTGTTCGCCAGAAGCTTCCCGGCGAGTTTTGCCCAAGCCTCTGCTGAATCACCGACTCGTATTGTCCAGTGGTATCCATTTGCAGCAGTGTCGAATGTGAAGGTCTCTTCGTTTCCTTCCACTCCTTTGTGGGTTCCATCTGTCTTTTTGGACCTGATGATCTCAAGCTCAACTGGCTTTGTAAATCCTGACAGAGTTCCGACAGTGGGTTCAAACCCGACACCGCAACCTTGCAAGAGTAACCATAGAGCATCCACCAGATCGTGAACGGTTTCGACTCGACCAAAGCTGCAATTGAAGAGAGACGATTCACGGCGTCTACCAACTTCTGTACCTCCCATCCATAACGCCCTACCTGAGGGCAGAACTTTTCTGTCTACCATCAGGGTCCGAAGGGAAGCAAGCTCAGCCGCTTGACTTGGTTTGAGAGGCTTACCGCCCCTGGCGCGTCCCCAGAGCCACTTCTGGTGACCGATCACCCGGTCAATGGTCTGCTCCCAGGTCTCAAACGAACCGTCCTCGTAAGGGCGGTTATAGGTTCGCCGGGTGATGACCTCAGCGCGTACTGAGGGAGCCATCAGTTGGCTGAGGCCCAGGCGAAGACAACCACGAAGGCAATGCCTACCACGATGCGTAGGAGGACCACGAAGAGCGGGATCAGGATGACCCACAGGGGGATAGCCGCGAGGGCAGGCAGGGTGAACCACAGGCCCAGGGCGACGAATTGAATGAAGAGATAAGGCATTAGATGTCCTTCTGTATGTATTAGGGTATGGTTATTCAGCCACTTCGCGGATGCTGAAGTCGGTGTGAGGGTGGGTCTTCTTGAAGGCCTTCACGTACACCTCGGCATAGTCGCGATGAGCAAACAACCCAACGACAAGGCCCATGCCTAGAGTCACGGCATACTTCAGCTCACCGCCATCAGAGACATTGAGGGTCTCAGTGGTAGGCTGTTCGACCTTCAGTTTCACTTTGGTAATCATCACGTTCTCCTTAGATCAGATCGATCAGGTCAGGGGCTTTGTAATTCGGACCCTTAAGCACCTTGCCGTCTTCCCGGCGCAGCGGCTTGCCACCCACCAACTTGCTCATGTTGCTCTCATGGACCCGCTCGAAAGCCTGTTCGAACACCGGGTCAAACACATGGCCGTAGTTCTTGAACAGGATGGCAATGTTCGCCAGGGTCTGGCCGTCGAGCTTATCCAGGCCGACACCACGGAGGCCCGCCTGCTCCAGCACGTAGATCAGGTCGCAGAATTCTTTGAGCAGATCAGCAGCCGCCTGAGCGACTTCCTTGGTCTCCTCGCGGATCAGATCGAGGCACAGCTCGTCGGAGGGGTTGTGGTTGAACGCCGTCAGGAACTCCTGGACGAGGTCACGGGCGGTCTTCTTAGGGGCTTCAGTGGTCATATCTTCGCAAGCTCCGCTTTACGCCTTTCGGCAAACCAAATGATCTTGTTGAGGTCGTACATCTCCGTGGCCGAGTCCTTCGCGCCCAGGCGCATCGCGGCCTTGAAGATGTTCCCGCGTCCAAAGCTCATCTGCTTGAACTCGATGATGTCCATCAGGGTCGTGAAGCCCGCAGGGAAGTCGTAGTAGGACGTAGAGCCGCCATCAGACTTCACAGGGGCCACAGGAGCCTCAGGGGCTACCGTAGGGGCCGGAAGGGTCGCAGGGGCCTCAGCGGCCTCCTGAGGGGCCTCAGAAGGGTCCGCACGGAACATGTTCACCACGGCCAGCTTCTCGGTGTCACAGGCATGCTCAGTGCCTTCAGGATAGTAGGTCAGGCACTTGGTGCAGAGGGTGTTGGTAGCAGCCGTAGCTGCGCTACTTACGGTGTCCAAATGATGGGTTCCTTGGTGGTTGCATTCCAATCGGAGGCCCGCAGGATGCGAGCGAGGCGGGCTTGGATCAGGGCGTCTTCTGCGGTGAGCTTCTTGGCCTCAAAGGCCTTCACCACGGTCTCCCAGGAGTGATCCTTGGCGAGGAGCTTCTCGGCGGTCTTTTCGCCAACCCCAGGGAGGCCCTTGAAGTTGTCCGCAGTGTCCCCAAGGAGCGTCTGGTACATATGCCAGTAGTCAGCCTGGGACTCGGTGATCTCCATAAGCTCACCCTGACGATACAGAAGGCCAGGAATGGTCTTCATGTCCTTGTCATCAGAAACGATGATCCGCTTAGCTTTCCCCTTCGTGGTGGACATAATGCCCATCACATCGTCAGCCTCAAGGCCCGCGAAAGACTTACTTTCGTAAGCCTCACGCGCCCTCGCGACTAGCGAAGAGTAACCAAGCGGTTTCCTCGTCTCCTGCCTATTGGCCTTATACTCGGGATGGATTTGATAGCGGAAGGATTTCCCCTCGGAGAACACCAGGACCACATTGTCGGACTTCAGCACGACCTTGTAATGCTCGATGGCTGCTTGGATGTTATCCCAGGCGCGCTCTTCGTTGCAGAAGAGAACCCAGTTTTCCGCATCAAACTTGACTTCCCGCTCACAGGCGATGGCGTTCCGATACAGGATCAGGTCGCCGTCCAGTAGGAGCAGAGGCTTGAGGCTCATTGCTCCAGCAAGTCCCAGATTTCGTCCATGGTGTCGATCACCTCGTAGACGGTCTTGTCCTCATGGTTGATCCACACCAAGCGGCAATCCGTGCCTTCAGTGACCGAGAGGATGAGGTCTTCACGGAGCAGGAAAGCCTGATTGGTGGCCTTGAGTATCAGGCGGATCATCACTTGGCCTTCTTGGTGGTGGGAGCAGGCTGAGCCTCGTCCTCTTGCGGCAGATCGGAGCCGGTGGGGATCAGCGCCGGGGTCTCGACGGTCTCCGGCTGGTTCTCGCCGCACCAATCGGGGGCCGAGCGGCCACAGGACGGGCATACGATGTTCGCGCCCTTCTTGGTGCAGTCGGTGGTTTTCAAAGTGGTCATCAGTAGGCTTTCATGAATGAGGAGAAGGCGAGGAAGGACTTGAGGTCTTCGTAGGTGCCAACGAGCGTCGGATAGCCCTTCTCGGTCTTAGAAGACGCAGACTTCGCCTGCTTACTTGCGAAGATGATCGGGACCGTGGGGAACCCAATGGCCTTCACGAAGTCCTTGACCTCAGGCTTGTTGTCGAGGGTGAGGTAGTCGAAGGAGTGGCCGTGGTCGAAGAGAAGCTCTCGGGCCTTGGCGCAGTACTCGCAGCCCTGCTGGGCGATGATCGTGAAGTACATCAGACCGCGAGGCTCTTGATGTCACTCTGCGAGTACGTGCAGGCTTCACCACGCTCATCAACCAGCCAATACTGGGTGCCTGAGGTGCGCGGGTTGACGCCCTGAACGATACACTTCTCACCCCAGGTCGTCTGGACCTTCGCGCCCACCGGATAGGTGTCCTCCATGTCGCTCTCGACATAGTCCTTCGATTCCTTGAGGCCCCAGCCGGTGACAGAGCGCACCAGACGGATGGCGCTGATTTTCTTCTGGGACTGCACCAGGGTGCGCAGGGTGTCCTTCAGGTCAGCCCTGGAGATCGTGTAGTTTTCTTGGGTCAGCATGGTGATTTCCTCAGCTCAGGAGCGTGTTGATCTTGTTAGCCACAGCACGGGCCTTAAAGGCTTCCGCGTGATGCCGATCAGCCTCTTCATTGAGGACGTCAGCCTTGGCCGTCTTGTGTTCGCCGTGGTCCGATTGAACCGTGGCGTGGAGGTGGAGGTCTTCCACGATCTTGCTGAGGGAGGCCGTGAGGGTCTCGACGGACTTGCGGGGGTTCCAGAAGCTCATTTGGTCAGCTCTTTCCAGGAGATGGGGAATAGGGGTTCGATAAGCCCACCAATGATCTTGGCGAGGCCTTGGATTTCTTGTTGGGCGTGGGGATCGGTGCGTTGCTCGTAGAACCTAGCGAAGGCCGCGAGGCTCCCTGTCCAGTACCAGTTGACGATGCAGCCCTGGGGGAGGACGAGGCGGGCCTGCTCAGGGCAGACACCCTTAGCAACCATCTGCTCATAGAGGCTGATGGATGCCTGACAGGTCAGCTTGTAAACATCGAGCCACTCATCACTACGGGGATGGACACCATCAGACCCTTGCTTCTGCTTGCCCTCTTCAGGGGCCTTACGGAAACTCTCAGGCACATAGAGAACAGGCGTGGACTTGATGTACCGCCTGCTCTCTTCGTTCTCCACGAACCCCTGCTTGTGCTTGAAGCACTGCGTCCTGATCGGCACGGGGGCCGAGACACGCAGGGTGATTACCGTGTGAGCGAAGGGTGTCCAGTGGTGGTGCTTGGCGAGGTAGGTGATGAGCTTCTTGTCCTTCGCGTCCAGCCCTCCGCACTCAAGGCGAGGGACGCGGGTGCCATCGACATAATCGAATTGGGCGCTGCGCCTGTATCCTCCTAAGGATGTGTCAGCCGAAAAGCTCACACGGGCCGCACGGACCACCGAGAGGTCATCCCCCATGTGGTCGATGTATTCAGCAGTGATCTGGGTCATGTAATCTCCTTCGACACCAATCGGTGAACTCTATGTACTCGACGCATGGCTCAGGATCGGTGAAGCAGTAAGCATCGTAATGACTACAGCTTCTGGCCTCTAAAGACCGCCTGTCCACTTCGAAGACCGTCCGATCAACACATCGAACGATCAGTCTCATGGGTCGTAACCCTCGTTCCATTCGTCCTCTTGTTCCTTGGTCCAGCGGGGGTGCTGAGAGCCACAGGTGTGGCAGCAGTAGCCGTTGATCACCGGGTTCCAGCACTTCTGGCACTGGTGGATATCTACGTGATCACGGGCGAGGCTGTCGGCCTTCCGCTGGTACTGGTAGCTATCAGGATCGATCCAGGGGCGCTTAACGCTGCTCATGCGTAG